TTGATCAGGCAGCTCGCAAGTGGAAAATTATGAGAGATTCTTCCATTTCTCCAATCAGGAACGACGGAACAAACGAATATGCAGACGAATACAAAGTAGAATTTGTTACACCGCCTCTGAAATATGAGGATATAGAGCTGTTGCAGAACATCATCAGAAAACTTCGTGAGAATGGAGCAAAGTCACATAGCAGTTGTGGAATCCACATTCATGTTGACGGAGCAAATCACAATCCACAGTCCCTTAGAAGATTAGTAAACTTTATGACTTCTCGGCAGGACCTGATTTATGAAGCCCTTGAAATCGGAAACAGGGAAAGCAGTTGGTGTCACAAGTTAAACACAACGCTCCTGGATGCTATGAAAAAGGATAAGAATCTCACAAAGGAAAAGGCTGAGGAAATCTGGTACAGCAGAGCCAATGACGGATATACCGGAGGCATCAATCACGAACATTACAACAGCACTCGTTACCATGGTGTCAATCTCCACAGCTACTTTACAAAGGGAACAGTAGAATTCAGGCTTTTCAACAGCACACTCCACGCAGGAAAAATCAAGGCATACATTCAGTTTTGCTTGGCAGTTTCCGCATGGTCTATCACTTCAAACGAGAGAGTTGTATTCCGTTCAATGGATGGATATACCAGCGAGCAGAAAGTAACCATTATGCGAAATATTCTTACTCACAGGCTCGGTCTGTATGGTGATGAGTTCAAAACTTGCAGACTTCACCTCATGACACCATTAAAGAAAGCTGCCGGAATGACCTGCAGAGCCGCATAATACACCAGCTGACCTATCGGCGAAACGGGGAGAAAGGGGTATCTTATGAAAAACTACATTGTAACCTATCGGAGCCGCTATTACCATTTTGACATAGGCAGGCGCAGAGTGTTGGCACAATCCCAAAGATGGATTCGTGATAATTGGCACAGCATAATGTTAACAGATGAATATCGCATAGTAAAAATTGAGGAGGAAAAATCATGAAGAAATTATATGTAGCATACGGAAGCAATTTACACCTAGAACAGATGGCCGCTAGATGTCCCTCTGCGACGATTTTCGGTGTTGGACGATTAAATAACTGGGTATTGCTTTACAGGGGCAGAGAGGGCAATGCACACGCCACAATCGCAAGAAAGAAAGGCTCATCCGTTCCTGTCCTGATATGGAACATTGAACCGGAAGACGAACGCCGTCTTGATATGTATGAGGGATATCCTCGGTATTATTTCAAGCAGGATGTTATGGTGGATATCGGAGGTCAGAAGAAAAAAGCGATGGTTTACATCATGGATCTTCATCAGCGAGCCGCCAGACCATCATGGTACTATATTGAAACCATCCGGCAAGGATATGTGGATAACGATTTGGATATGAGATATTTTGAAGAGTCTCTCGACAGAAATCGTATTGAATGTGTATAGAATATGTGGTATATAAAAAAAGACGCTCGATCCATGAACGTCTTTTCCTATGGCAACAGTGTTGCAGCACTATTTGCCAGACGAAATCAAGGACCCGGTCTTGGTATGGGTTATTTTTGGATGTTCATCCGGTACCCTCACAATCAATTCATCGAGTTCGCACCCTAATGCCTCACATATCAGGTCTAGGTGTTCCAGATTAACTCTGTCAACCAACTCATGGTACAATTCGTTGATTGTGTTGGGTCTGATACCGGTTGCCCTTGCTAAATCTGCCTGTGTCCATCTGACTTCGCCGAGCTTAGTAGATAGTAAAATTCTTATCATACATCGTCGCTCCTTCCGCTATAAAATAACATTTTTCGACACATTCATGTGCCTTTTGTTATTTTATAGCGGTTTCAGTTATATCCTATCGAAACACGATATAGGAGCGACCAAAGTATCACTACTTGCAGAGCTTATTAACTAAGGCCTGAATCTGGGTATAATTATAACCGGCAGCCTCCAGTTTCTGCTTTCGTTCTCCTCCGTTTCCCCATTTGCCGGCAAGAACTTCCTTTGCAATTTCCTCATTGGATTTTTTTGTAACAGTCTTTGTGGCTGAGGTTGATGTCGAACTGCTACCATTCACCTTGCAGTATGACGGATTTTCAAGATAAATCCAGCCTGCTCCGGACTTTAATTTGCCCCATCCGTCGCTTACCTCAACAATCGTAAATACGCCCTTTCCTGTCTGTCCTTTGACAGTTCCGTTCATTGATGGCTCCGAACGGTAATTGAGGTCTGAAACAAGAACCTGTACAGTAAACGGTGTTGCCGGAAAACTGCTTGATGCGGAAGATGTATCGCTCTGCCCTGATGTCTGAGAGCCATTAAGAATGCTCTTTACCATTTCCTTAAAAGAATTCCATTCAGCATTGTTGTTTCCTGCCATCTGTGCAGGACAGTTCTTATGTGTAACATCATAGTGTCGCACCACATAGGTATCAACGCCTCCTGCTGCGATTCCAAGAAGTTTGCAGATATGAGCACAGAGATAAGCTGCATTCTTCTTAGTTGTGTCAGACACCTTATAATTACCGGCAGTGCAGCACATTTCAATTCCAACTGAATTAGAATTCCTGCACTCGTTGTGGTAATATGTTCCGCTGGTTCCGCAGTGCCAAGCCTTATCTTTCAGTTTTACGCTCTGATAAATATCCGTATCATCCACGAAGAAATGTGCCGAAGCATTTCTGCCGGCACTGGCGAAGTAATTGGCGTTGTTCTTTGCGATATCCTTGGTGTTCCCTGTGTAGTGCATAACCACATAAGCCACGCTCCGGTTGGTTTCACTTTCGTAATTTCCCTGGTTACAAGGAATGCTGGAATTTACTTTAATTCCGTTGATTGTGTCACTGATAAATCCTGTACTTAAATTCTTTGCCATATTATTACCTCCTGCATAATCATCATAATATTTCTGACCATAGCCAGTTCTCTTTTCCTTGACGGAATCGCTCTGATCTGCTGGTCTTTCGTACTGCGTGAGTACGATATCGGAAGCCGCCTTTACTGATGAAGCGGACTTCAAAACAGAAAACACAGCCTTATAATTCTCTGACAATTCCTTGCAGAGAAATTCAAGCTGTGTTTCCAAGTCGCCGATTGATTTATTCTTTGATGTGACATATTCCAGTAAAGATTGTTTCCGGCTGTAATATGTCCACTGTGCCAAACCATACCCTGCACTATCGTGTACGAAGTTTGTGTAATCTCCGTTGTCAACCGATGTTGTGTAGGTATCATCCGTAAATCCAAGTTTTTTCTCATATGCGTTCTGAAGATTTGTTGACTTTAATCCTGATTCGGCATAGAGATTTCCCATAAGTCCGGCAACGCCATAGGCATTCATCCCCCTGCCTTTTAAGTAGTTCCAAATCTTCTCTTCCGTACTCTTTCCAACTAATCCCATAGATTCCTCCTAATTCTCTGAAACAGATGAATTATCTGTGGACTGTATGATGGTATTCACAGTTCCGGCATTTTCCTCAATCTTCATCTGCTTAACAGCAGCCTCTATCAGAACATCCACCTGCTCATCCGATAAAGAAATATTCTTGGCCAGAAGAATTTCTTTTAGGAACTCTGTAACATAGGCTTTCCGTTCCTGTCCGTTTTCCTCATACATAACCTGCTGGGCTTTCAAAACCGCATACTTGGCCCACTTTTCTGCCACCGCCAGCTTATCAGCACCTATCTTCTCCTTGATCCAGGGCACAAGATATCTCGTTACCAAAAGGGCGGCAACCATTACAACAATCTTGATGACTTCAAAAATAATCTCACTCATGACTTACATCCTCCATTTCCTTAGTTTCCGCTGATTCTACAGCTTTCTTTTCTTCCTGTTCCCATTGGTGATCCCGCTTTTTGTCCTTGGTAGTTCTAATCCAACCGCAGATACCAGCCTCGCCTATAGTAGACGCAATAACCGCACAGGCATATGTTTCCGGAATACACGCATATTCACGAAAAATCTCAAGCATCTGCCAGTTAAACCAAACAAAAAAGGCACCGACCAGAATCAGAATGAGATTCAGTGTGCCTATTTTCCCGATAAACGCTTTGAATTTTCTCAATGGGTGGAAGCCTTTTTTCTTGTCTTCCATTACATACCTCCTTGGGTTTAGTAAAGTGCATTGATTCCTTGCTCCGTCATGAAATCTCTGTGTTTATGCTTGATTTGATCTGCGTAGTCCAAAGCTGCGTGCATATCCCCATTGCACTGTGCATCAGGGATACGCTGAACAGCTCTGGCGGTTGCCTCACTCAAAGCAAGGGCAGCATTTACACTTTCAATGAGAATCACTTCGTTTTTCCGTCTTGCCTCGTCTTTTTTTTCCTGTTCTTTCTGGCGGTGATCTATTTTTCTTTCGATAACCCAGAAACAGAACCCCGTAATAGCGGACGGAACACTCATAGCAACAATAAGTGTGGTTATATCCAATTTTCTTCACCTCCCTTCAGAGTATTAAAAAAAGAGCCTTACGGCTCTAATTCGCTTTTGATTTCGTGATATTGGTC